TGGCCGTTTCACCGGGATAGTCTCGGGATAGGTCTTGTAACCATCTATCCCTCTCATGAGGAGCCATATTACTAAGCATATCCTTTATTTGAGGCTGTGCTAGTATACTCGCCGCGTTTTCTGCCATCATATTCTCCTATTAAAAAAATCCGCCCGTAGCTAAGCCAATACCGCCAGACATCATGCCTTGCATAGCCATATTATTAGCGTTTGTTCTGTTTAAATCTGCCCCATACGTATCACGCATAGCCCCGCTATAGTCCGCACCTTGCGCTCTACCTGCGGTATTAAAGTTCTGCATTTGCGGAGCATTAACCTGCTGTCCTGTTAATAGCGCGTTCATTTCATTTAGACTAGTACCGCGCCTGTTCATTTCCTCTTTGATTGCTTGATCTCTAAGAGAGTTAGCATAGTTAACCTGTTGCATACCTTGGTCAAAACCACGATCTTTTAAACTGACCTGCTCACCAAGAGCTTGTCTTCGTGCTTGGTTTGCAAAATCCGCTTGTGCGCCTGTTTCACCTGTCATCATACCTCTACGGGTCATATCCATGCCGAATGTACGAGAAGCCTCTGCGCCGCCGCCAGTAATAGCGTCATTCATAGCACTACTATATGCGTCATTTCGCTGTTGGCCGAGATTTTTCATCTCTGCATCATAGGCTTGGTCACCGGGACGAAGACCTTGATTAGCTAATTTAATTTCCATTTGCTGTTGCTGGCCGCTAAACCTATCGTCTAAACGGGATGAAGACCTATCAAAAATAGCTTGCTCGGCTCTGTTGCGTTGTGCTTGGCTATCGCCTACTGCTGACGCACCACTATAGTCTAAAGCTGACGCACCCGCAGGTAAGTCCCCCATATCAATAGCTTCTGCCTGAACGCCACGG